TGAACAATTAGGATATAAAAAGAAAAACAAAATTCAACAATTGAAACTAGACAACTGGTTATGTTTAGGACAGATATATAAAGACCCAGGTTATGTACATCTACCAGAAGTCGCAATGAAAGTTAAATTTGCAGTATCAAAACAAGAACGACAAAATGCTTGTGGTAAAATATACATTATTACTTGTGATGATAAGATAGTTAAGATTGGTGGTAGTCAAACTAAAGGTGGTATTGAAGGTACAATCAATGCTTATCTAGGTGGTTTTAGAGAAGGTAATTCTAAAAGAACTTATGCAGTATGGAACTATATAAACCGACAAGTTAAAGCAGGTAAAACAATAGAAGTTTATTACTATAATCTACCACAAGTGAGAGTTGAAATTCAGAAGATGAATGGTGACTATCAACAGCATTACATTAGTGTAGATTATCATACGATTGAAAAGAGTTATGTAGACGAATATAAATTACTGAATGGTAACTATCCTTACCTAAATGTACAAGAGAGTAATACTAAATGGGAAGACCTTGGATTAAGTGAAGGTTGGCCAGGTATGGGTGCTTGACAATGCAGTTTTTTTATAGTATACTATATGTATTAATCGTTTATTTACCAATAATTTTTATTTTAATAATGTGGAACAATGAAGATACTAGACCTTAAAGCATATGCCAATAGTGACGGACTGCCTATCATGGATACAATCCAGTTTGATAGATGGACCGAAGAACTAGGCAAAGAAAAATTTAGAGAATTACTTTCAGAATACATTGCTGAAGAAAGACCAAAGTTTCCTTTGAAACAAATATCACATGAAGCGATGAGACATAGTATTATTGGTCTATCAAAGTTTGACACAACAAAGATATGTAAACCAGTAGAACAAGTTGAGAAAAAAGTATTTGAGAAATATGATGATTATGAATATGATTTTAAGAGATATGGTTTAGGTTTGATTGACGCACCATCAACTTACAATATATCATCTAATTACTTTCATCAACATTTGAGATTGAATTGTAGTAGTTATGGTTTCAGAGCACCTATTGATGTATGGGAAAATGGTAATGCAAAAGATATATGGCGTTGTTTAGGTCCTATCTGGCGTGGTATTAATAGTGAACGACATTTAAAAGAAGGTACATATATGAGTGCCTTTAGATTAGGTACCTATATTGCAACACAATTTAAACCTGTTGTTGCAAAAACTTTATATGATATGACAAAGGCAAGAACGGTACTAGATACTTCTTGTGGTTGGGGCGATAGACTTGCAGGTTTCTTTAGTAGTAATGCAGAAGAGTTTTATGGCTGTGACCCAAACCCTAACACATATAAACAATACATGAAACAGATTGAAGAGTATAGTAAATTCTTTCCTAATAAAAAAGTTAAAATATATAATTGTGGTGCAGAAGATTTACCTTATGATGAATTACCAGATATAGATTGTGCCTTTACAAGTCCACCATACTTTAGTACTGAACAATATAATAAAGGTGGTGACAAAGAAGAGAATCAATCGTGGTTTAAATTTAATGAATATGAGAAGTGGCGTGATGAATTTTATTTACCTGTTGCAGAAAAGACTATGAACAAATCAAAGTTTATGTTAGTTAACATTATGGATCCAAAGATTAAGAATGTAAGATATAGGTCTAGTGACGAGTTAATAAATAAACACAGAGAAAAGTTTTTAGGCCAAATCGGTATGGTTATCATGCAACGACCTCAAGGAAATGCAAAGTTTAAAACAAAAGAAGAACTAAACGAATTTATGGCAATGAAGTACATTGAGAATATTTGGTGCTTTGGTCCTAAAGACTATGATTTCTTCTCTAGTAGTAGAAAAGGTACATTAGAGAACTTTTTATGATAAGAACGAAGTATACAAGCCTAATCATAAAAAAACAAAACAGGCTGTTGACAAACAAGCTATATTAGTATACAATGTAGACAATTGAATGGAGTAATCTATGAGTGATTTTTTAAAAGATATAATAAAAGAAACTGGCAATGAATACGCCACCCTTGCAAGTGAAGGTGTGGATGCTGGTGATGTATCAAATTTTGTTGATACAGGTTGTTATTCATTAAATGCCTTACTATCAGGCAGTATATATGGTGGTATGCCAGGTAATAAGATTACAGCAATCGCTGGCGAAGCTGCAACAGGAAAGACTTTCTTTGCATTAGGTATCTGTAAACATTTTTTAGAGACAGACAAAGACGCAGGTGTTATTTACTTTGAAAGTGAAAGTGCCGTATCTAAAAATATGATTGAAGATAGAGGTATTGATAGTACAAGATTTGTCGTTGTACCAGTTGCAACCGTACAAGAGTTTAGAGCACAAGCAATCAAAGTAGTAGACAAGTACCTAGAACAACCAGAGAGTGTTAGAAAACCTATTATGTTTGTATTAGATAGTTTAGGTATGTTATCTACAACTAAAGAAATGGAAGATACTGCTGACGGTAAAGAAACAAGAGATATGACAAGGTCACAAATTGTCAAATCTACATTTAGAGTATTAACTTTAAAACTTGGTAAAGCAAATGTTCCTATGATTATGACTAATCACACATATGATGTTATTGGTTCTATGTTTCCTCAAAAAGAAATGGGTGGTGGTTCAGGATTGAAATACGCCGCTAGTAATATTGTTTATCTATCAAAGAGAAAAGTAAAAGACGGCACAGAAGTTGTCGGTAATATTATTCATTGTAAAAACTACAAGTCAAGGTTAACAAAAGAAAATTCTATAGTTGATGTATTGTTAACTTATTCAAAAGGTTTAGACAAGTATTACGGACTATTAGATATTGCTGTTGAAGCAGAAATTTTCAAAAAAGTATCTACTAGAATTGAGTTACCTGATGGAAAGAAAGTGTTTGGTAAAACAATCATTGATAATCCAGAAGAGTATTTTACAACTGAAATATTAGAGAAGATAGATGAAGCAGCCAAAAGAAAATTCCTCTACGGATAAAAGATACACTTTTGCACAAAGACCAGGAGACGATTTTAGTTGTATAAAAATCGTTGAAGGTCAGTACAAAGATGTTATATACAAGTACGGCAAGGTACAATTTGCACAAGAAGAAAACGCAGATGGTAATTTGCCTTTGCAGTTTGAATGGACTCTATTAAAGAAACCAGAAGAACTGGACTTGGACCTTGACAAAGAAGCATTTTTAGTGTATATTGGTGATATATTAATCGAACTTTTAGATGAGAGAATAAATGATGGAACAATCCTTGATGACAAATAGACTTGAAGACACAATATTGACAAACTTAGTATTCAATGAAGAATACGCTAGAAAGGTATTGCCGTTTTTAAAAGATGAATACTTTGGTACAAGAAGTGATAAACTTTTATTTGAGTCCGTCTATGATTTCATAACTAAATATAATAATCTTCCTACAAAAGAGACCTTGATTATAGAATTAAACAATCGTAAAGATATTAACGAGGAAGAGTTTAAGGCTATTAAAACAACAATAAACGGATTAACTCCACAAGAGAGTGATATACAATGGTTGTTTGACACTACGGAGAAATTCTGTAAAGACAAGGCGGTAAACAATGCAGTACTTAACGGCATTAAAATCTTGGATGGAAAAGACAAGGAAAGAAATGCAGAGGCCATTCCTTCAATTTTATCTGAAGCTCTTGCTGTGTCTTTTGATAATCATATTGGGCATGATTACATTGGGGACGCAGATGATAGATATGAATATTATCATAAAAAAGAATTAAGACTTCCATTTGACCTACAATATTTCAATAGAATAACTAAAGGCGGTGTGCCACAGAAGACATTGAATGTATGTCTTGCCGGTACCGGTGTAGGTAAATCTTTGTTTATGTGTCACCTCGCTGCTACTTCAATACTTGAAGGTAGAAATGTTTTATACATTACAATGGAGATGGCAGAAGAAAGAATCGCAGAAAGAATTGATAGTAATTTATTAGATGTAACCACAGATGACTTACACGCTTTACCTAAAGATATGTTTGATGACAGGATTAAAAAGTTAAAATCAAAAAGTCCTGGTACATTAATCGTCAAAGAATATCCAACAGCGTCTGCTCATAGTGGTCACTTCAAGTCATTATTAAATGAACTTGCATTAAAGAAAAGTTTTAAACCAGATGTAGTCTTCATAGATTATCTTAACATATGTGCTTCAAGTAGATTTAAAGGTGGTAACATATCATCTTACTTCTATATCAAAGCGATTGCAGAAGAGTTAAGAGGTCTTGCAGTAGAATTTAAATTACCTATATTTACTGCTACACAAACAACAAGAAGTGGTTTCACTTCTACTGATATTGGACTTGAAGATACTTCCGAAAGTTTTGGTCTACCTGCTACTGCCGACTTTATGTTTGCTTTGATGACTAACGAAGAGTTAGATAATCTTAATCAAATGAAAGTAAAACAATTGAAGAACCGGTATAGCGACCCATCAATCAATCGTAGTTTTATTATTGGCGTTGATAGAAGTAAGATGAGATTGTATGATGTAGAGCAAAAAGCACAAAACATTGTAGACGCTAACCAGGAGAAAGAATTTGCTGAAGACCCTTACGACAAATTTTCAGATTTTAAAGTATAAACTTATGCCTAGAAAAAACACATCACCAACAAAACAAACACAAAGTAGAAGCTTAGAGCGTGGAGAAAAACTACACTATACTAAGACAATGATTAAGAAGAGAGGTAGGATGTACTGGAGAGTAATAGAAAAACCTACTAATGTTATTGTCAAAGATTTCTTTTTTGAAAAGGATGCTAGGTCACTAGTTAGATTTCAGAATAAAGAAAGAGTATGGGAAGTAAACGGTGGGATACCTCACTTTCTTTGTGAATTAGAACCAAATTAATTCACTTTTTTTTACTTTTTGCTCGTTTTTCGCTTGACACTATGCTATGAGTGTGTTATTATATACACATAATCAATGATGAAACAACAACTAAAGGATTTACTATGAACTTTCCAAACACTAACTCAAAAGACCTAATCAATTTCTTATCTGCTAACAATGGCGAACTTGAAATAACTACCGAAGAAGGTCTTATCTACAGCACAGCGAAGTTAGAGACTATCGCTAAAATCATTACTAATCACACAATGCCTATTGATGGTGTTTTGTCTTCTTCATCTATGGACTTTGCAAAAGAATATGGATTTAAGACTAATGACGCCGCTTCTAAACTATGGGAAAAGGCAGTTGACTTAGTTATCGCACAACAAACAACTACCGTTTACGCTTAATATCTAAGGTCGCCACCGTGGTGAAATTGGCAAACACAACGGACTTAAAATCCGTCGGAGTAATCCTTACCGGTTCAAGTCCGGTCGGTGGCACCAATCTGGAGTATGGCCTCGTAGCTCAACTGGATAGAGCACCAGTCTTCTAAACTGGATGTTGCAGGTTCAAGTCCTGCCGAGGTCGCCAGCTTGACAAATGAATAAATATGTTGTAGTATAAGAGAGTAATAAAAAATTAATGGATAAATAACAATGGCAGTTTTTAAAAAGACAGATTTTATAAGAGACAACAGACCATATGCAGCCAAGAATGGTAAGTATGCTGGTAAGTCTCGTTTTGAAATTGTACAATTAATGATAAACGCTAAAGAACGATTTGCTGAAGGTTCTTCAGGTAGTGGTCGTAAACTAGAAGGTATCGCAATTGTATCAAAACCTAATACTTGGCCTTGTATTATTCAAGTCAAATCTTCTACAGGAAGTAAGATAGAAGAAGTATCACTTACAACAATCCATAAGTCAACACTATTTGGTGGTGGAGGTGGTTCAGGTGGTGGTGCAGCCGTGACAGCAATTACTGAAAGTGGACAATGTTATTATTGTTCATTAGCATTTAATGTTAAGAAAGGTCCAATAAAGTTAGCAGACATTACAGACGCCAATATGGAAAAGGCTGCTCGTTATGTACAGGCGACCGTTGCTTACAAAGCATTTAAAGATAGAGTACCAGAAGATTGGATTGATAGTGGTACATTTCTAAAAACAGCAAACGAAATTTATAAAAAGTATTCATCAAGGGTTACTGGTGGTGTTTACTTTCATAGAGGCAGTACTTTTATGGGTAAAGTATATGCAGCTAAAAAAGAAGTAATTAGAATAGATAAACAAATGGCACAGAAAGATGGTAGAGCACCATTAGCGCCAGGTAGTTTTTCAGATGACAAATGGAATCCAGGTGATATATGGATGACTACAATGACACCAGGTTCGGATCCTCTTGCATTGTTTAAGCAAGATTGGGGAATATTAAATCAAGCAGTATTAGATAAAGCAGGTAGATTAAATTCTCCTAGAACTTTCTTACTAGGTATCTCTCTAAAGAAACTAGGTAGTACCGTTAAGTTAGAAGAGTATAATGCTCCTGAAAGAGTGAAGTTAATATCACACGATTACAAAAGTCATAAATTTGGAAGCAACAACGATTTCTTTTCGTCAATTGATATGTATATGGGTATGGGTGGTGCGAATGTTCAGTTTAGAGCATTTAATTCTACTTCAAGTTGGCAAGGAGAAATAAAAGGATTGAGTGCTGCCGGTGGTAAAATCGGTGCAGGTAATGTAAATTTCTATTGTGAGAAACACATACGAAAATCTATAGGTTCACAAGGTATAAGGTCTGGTTGGAAAGAAACACCAGGTAATCAAGTTAAGTTGAATGATATGTACCAACTATATAAGAAGTATGTTAATAATCCATTAGATAGTAGTAGTACTTTTAGCAAACAATGTATTGACAAAGGTGGTAGTTTTATATTCTCAAAGAATATGTGTCTATTGTTTTTAGACACTATGATGACAGCTACAACAACACAAAGAAATAAAGTATGTACAGATATTATAAAATATGCAGCTTCTAGTACTGATTTATCTTCTTTCTTTGTTAAGGTGTCATAAGACTTATAAATAGTAGCACAACGAAGTGAAAATTTATATTAATGGATAGTTTATTTGTATATGGAAAAAATGAAGGACAAAAATGTTTAGTTTTAAAGGATATTCTAGCTCAGGTACGAACACACACCTTGAGCATTTAGAAGACGAAATAATTAATAACGGCCTGGCAGGCGGTAAGAACGCTATAGCGTTTCTACAATCTTTACAGAAAATGTTAACAGGTAATGTTAGCAATAAAGTAAATGTAACCGTTAAGTGGGATGGAGCTCCTGCGATAGTATGTGGAACTAATCCTGAAAACGGCAAATTCTTTGTCGGTACAAAATCTGTATTCAATAAAACTCCTAAAATCAATTACACTTCAGCAGACATAAGAAAGAATCACCCAGGTGGTGTTGGTCCAAAATTAGAAGTTGCATTAAGAGAACTAAAAAAATTAGGTATAAGAGGCATTGTCCAAGGTGATTGTCTCTTTACTAATGAAGATAAGAAAGTGAATAACATTGACGGGCAATCAATGATTACCTTTACTCCTAATACTATAACATATGCTATGCCTGTTTCGAGTGCGGTCGGTAAAAAGATTGCTCGTGCTAGAATGGGCATAGTGTTCCATACACAATATGTTGGTGACAGAATGGATAGCCTAAATGCTAACTTTGGTTATGTTAAAGGAATCAGAAGTAGTAGTGTGTGGGTACCAAGTGCAGAATACAAAGACACTAGTGGTAGTGCAAGTTTCAATCGTGCAGAAGTTTCAGCGTTCAACGCTCAGTTAAGAATGGCACAAGGTAGTTTACAAAAAGCAGGGCCTATGTTAAATGAGTTTAATAGTAATGACGAGTTAAGTGTAGGTTATAAAATTAAAACATATTTCAATAGTATCGTTAGAGGTACACAAGGTATGGGTAGTGTTAAATCACTAGTAGATGGTTTTGAACCATACTATACAAGTTTCATTGATAATGAAATAACAAAACGAAAA